TGCATATATCGGCTCAAGTAAAGACTTTGACTGCTGCAAGGGGCACTATGCCTAATGCTGCTGGTCTTAATGATTTAATTGAAGCTAAGAAGAACCTACTCTCTATGAAGGGAAGCGTTAAAAGCGCTCCTGTAGTAGATAGTGGTCTTATCAAGTGTGAACACTGTGGTGAGGAAAATACTAAAGCTATGCATGGAAGATGGCATGGTGATAAATGTAAGAGTAAGAAGTAAGAGGTTCTATTTAAGAACTAATGATGATTGATTGCGAGGGTTTAGATAGACCCTCCTACTAAATAATAGGAGACTATATGTCGGAAATAAATAGTGAAGCTACCTCTAGTAATGGAGATGAGTCACAAGTTTCAGACTTTGACTTTGACGCAATGGCGGATGAAGTTTTAGGCTTAGAGCCTGAGACAGCTACCCAAGATAGTGAAGAAGACACAGAAGAACTTGAAGGTGTGGATCCACGCACGGAAGAGGACGCTGAAGAAGTTGATGAAGTAAATGAAGGTGAAGAAGAGGAAGAAGTAAACGATGAGGATGAGTCTGAGGACGCTACCCAAGAAGATGATACTGACGAATTGGATGATAGTGAGATCGATATGGACTTTAGTGTTCCCGTTAAAATTGACGGTGAGAACAGTAGTGTTACCATGGCTGAGCTTATTACTAATTACCAGACTAAACAACATCAGTCAAAGAAAGGGGATGAAATCGCGAAACAGACTAAAGAATTAGCGCAAGCTAAGGAAGAGTCTATGATGTACGCTAATATCAATTCGCAGTTACTAGGTAATGAAGACGAGAAGGATTTAAATATTCTTAAAGGTCTACAAGAGAAAGTCGATAAGGCTTACGAGGAAGATGATTACGAAGCTGGAAAACTGAATAGACAGTTTGAGAAGGCTAAAGAAGAATATTCTAAACGTAAGACCAATAGAGACTCTATCATGGAGACTATGGGGCAAAAGATGCAGGGACAACAAGTAGAAGCATTTAACCAACAGGTTGAATCTTTTAAAACAGAGATACCAAATCTCGTCCCTGATTGGTCGGAAGACGTTGCCTTAAAGAATAGAGAGTTCGCATTAGGTTTAGGCCTAGGTGAGCAATTAGTAGATTCTATTGTCGACCCTACTGTAGTAGCTGTAATTGATGGATATCGTAGATTGAAGGAAAGTACAAGTAAGGGAGCAGTGAAACGAAAGAAAGTTGCTGTCAAACGAGTACCTACTAAAAAGCCTGTTTCTAAAAACACTAAAAAATCTAATAGGATAGACCAATCCAGACAGAGAATTGACAAAGGTAAGGGTTCCGAGAATGACAATAAAGTTGTTTTCGATAACATAATCGATTCACTGTTTGAGTAGGCTTCCTGACATTATAGGAATAATACAATGGCTACAAATTTTACAACATCAACACAAGCTGGGCAGAAAGAAGACCTAGCAAACTACATCTCGAACATCTCGAGAGATATGACTCCATTCTTATCATCAATTGGTAAAGGCAAAGCTGCTGCAACTATGCATGAGTGGTCTACTGACACACTTGCTGCTGCTGCATTGAACGCTAACGTTGAAGGATCTTCTTTCTCTGAAAGCGATTCTCCAATAGTTGCTCGTCTAACTAACCGTACACAAATCTTTACTAAAGGTATCCGTGTATCAGGTACGTTAGAGTCAGTTGATAAGGCTGGTCGCAAGTCTGAATTCAAATACCAAACTGAAAAGCGTGGTAAAGAAATGATGAGAGACCTTGAGAAGACATTAGTGTCTAAGCAAATCTCTACTGCTTCTGCTTCTGCTTCGGGTGCTGTTGTTTCTGGCGCTCGTTTAATGGGTGGTTACCAGTCTTATTGTGGTGCAAACATTAATGCTGGTACTGCCGCTACTGCTGTAGCTGGTACTGGTATGGTAGTTGGTGCTGGTAACGGTACTACTGTTGCTGAAGCTGCTAACGCTAATACTGATGCTGCATTCACTTTAGCTGATATCAACGAAGTACTTCGTGGTATTAACGGTGAAACATCTGCTGCACCTTCTAAGGTGATGATGTCTACTGCTAACAAAGTTAAGTTCTCAGATCTTATGACTGGTACTACTAACGTTAGACGTAACATCGACGACAAAGGCGCACTACGTCAATCAGTTGACTTATATGAGTCTGATTTTGGTGATGTTGAGCTAGTACACAACTACCTAATGGCTAATACTGAAGTATTCGTTTACGATCCTTCATTGATGTCTTGCAATACGTTACGTCCGATTCAGTTCAGTGACATTAATCAAGATGGTGACTCTCTTCGTTCTTACATGGTTCAAGAAGTTACTTTCGAGGCTAAGTCTCCAACTGGTAATGGTTTAATCCATAACGTTGCAGTATAGTTAGTTAAGTAAAAATTTAGGCCCCTGCTTTATTGTGGGGGCTTATTATTAATAGACTTTCAAAAGAGAGTTTATTAATAATAAATAATATGATGAGAGAAGATGATAAACGAGAATTTATTTAAAGGGTACAACGTTCAAGTTAAAGGGAACGGTATCGGGGTAACTCAAGATGTAACAGACCACTTAGCGTGGGCTAAATATCAGAAAGAATTGAGTAGACAGAAAAGGCCTGATACTGGTTTTAAACCTTTTTGCAATGTACCAGACTCTGTAGCATTAGACATTATGACTAAGCACAGAATAAATGTTCATGATGCGAATATTCAACCTGAAGAAATGCGTAAATTTAAACGTATTATGAAAACAGAATATCCTCATCTAATGTATTACTAACGTAGGAGCCCGATATGGCCATTACTAATCAAGCTACATTACGCACAGCAGTTGCGGATTGGCTAAACAGAACAGATTTAACCGTAGCTCAGCTTGATTTGTTTATTCAGATGGCTGAAGCTAAGATTTATGAGGAGCTTCGTATTCCTCCATTAGAGAAGTTAGAGGGTTTTTCGGTAGCTCAAAGTAATTCTAGTATTACTATTCCTTCAGGCTTTCTAGAAGTGATTGAATTAAGAAATGTTAAAGTAGGCTCTTGTTCTGTATCTCCAACTACAAACACCAGTAGAGCGTTATGTTCTGCTGCTAGTGGTACTTGGACAGATGCTGATAAGGATGATGATGTCTCTTTAAGAAGGGTAGATGGAAAAGCCTTTCACAATAACAAGCTTACCAACGCCTTTACAAGAGAGCTAGGTAACTTCTTACTAACAGATAAAAATGGTGAGCAGAAGGCTGATGGTGAGTACGTACTTAAATATTACAAGGCAGATGATGCTATTGGAACGGTTGTTAGCGGTACAGAAGTAGTGCCATATATTCTTGCTAGCGAGTATGAAACAGTATTGTACTCAGCATTAGCGATAGGCTCTTCTTTCTTAGGTAATATCGAAGACGAGACTAGATACTATCAAATGTTCTTGGATAAGATTACCACATTAAACGATAAAGCTAGAGATGCAGAACTTAAAGGTGCTACCTTCTCTCAGATATATTCTGAAGCTTTAATATAGGAGACAAAGATGTCTAGAAATTCATTCTATGATGGAACCGCAGGTGACACAATAGCAATTGATAACTCTGCAGCAGCAGCATTACTAAGTGAAAACGAAGCAGCAGCAAGTGCATCAGCTGCAGCTACAAGCGAAACTAATGCTGCAGCTTCGGCTACTACTGGCGCTGGTTACTTATCTGCAGGACAGACAGCACAGACAGCGGCTGAGACAGCACAAACTGCAGCAGAGCTTGCAGAGACACACGCAGAGACAGCTGAAACTAATGCTGAGACTGCAGAGACTAATGCAGCAGCTAGCGCTACAGCGGCCCAATCGTCTGAAGATGATGCAGCAGCTGACCTAGTTCTAACTAATGCAGACGTAGTTCTTACTCATGCAGACGTAGTTCTTACTCATGCAGACGTAGTTCTTACTCATGCAGATGTAGTGCTAACTAACGCTGATGTAGTTCTTACTCACGCTGACGTTATTCTAGCAGAAGCAGATAAAGTACAGACAGGCTTAGATAGAGTTGCTACTACAGCAGATGCCTCAGCTACAGCCTCAGATAAAACAGCTACTAATGCAGATGTTGTACTAACTAATGCAGATGTTGTTTCAGCCGAAGCAGACAAAGTACAGACAGGCTTAGACAGAACAGCTACAGGAAATGACAAGACAGCAACTAATGCTGACGTAGTATTAACTAATGCAGATGTTGTTTCAGC